AGATTTGCCTTTTGTTGTTTTTTCTGCTTTATTTTTATTTCTTTCATCTCGTAATGCTGCTTCTCCTGCTCTTTTAATTTCAGCAGCAGTTGCTTCTTGTATAACTTCCTTCCAAGTTCTCATTTTACTTTTGTTGCTTTATTGGTATTTATATTTTTCTTTGGTATTGTTTCTTTAATCTCTACGTCCGTAAAAGAAACTACTGGTTGACCTGGTGTAATTGATTGTGCGTGTGCTCGGTAAGAGCAAGTTCCAACTTCATATACTTCTCTCAAATCTTTTAACCAACTCTTAAACATTACACCTTCTTTCGTTACGCAGATTAAATGATTTGCACCACGACGAAGTATTCTTCCAACCAATCCAGTATTTTGATTTTCAACTAATGCTCCAACATCAAAAAGTCCATTATTTTTATAGTCCCATCTTAATCCACTAAAATCAAGTTCAGGTGCAATTTTCCAAAGTTGTGTATTTTCTGTTACCTTAATTGATTTTGATAAAGTATTAAACATTTCTTGTTTTTCGCCTATCTTCATAGATGGTGGTAATCCAGCAGAAAACTTTTCATAATCACCAAGTGCAGCAGCAGTTCTCATCATTGACGAAGAACCAGCAGTTTCTACATCACTATCAGGGTCCTTTACGCCAGATGAAACTACTTCAATATTATTGAACTGATAATTTTGACCTTCACCTTTATGTGCTAAACTTTGAAATTCTCCAAGTCTATCTTGCCCTGTTACAATTACTACATCAGTATAACCATCACTATAAACAGAACTTAAAACATCAAAAATAGTTTTAATATTATCACTATCTACAATATAATCTGCATACTTGGAGAACATAGATTTCATATATGAAATCTTTAATTGTGGATTGAGTGGATTTAAATCTCCATCTTGAATACGACTTGGATAGATACGATATTCATATTTTTTTCTTATTGATTGATTATAACCTGCTGCTAATAATGCTTCGTGATTTTTGGATGGAGGATTAAATCTACCAAGTAAAATTACAATCCCATTTGGTTGCTTCTCTTGTGTTTCCTGCTGTCCTACTTGTCCTTGTTGTGTTGTAGGTGTTGCTTGTTGTGTTGATACTTTTTGTTTTACTGATACTTCTGGTTGTTGTTTTTTCTCACCTTGTCCAAAATATTTTAACTTTCCGCCAATTGTTTTTGCTATTAACTTCCCTTGCTTATCATACCAATCCCCGTGTCCATCACCCACAAGACCTCTATTCTTTGCTTCGGTAGATGCAAGGGTTTCTGTGGCTTCTTTGATGAATTGGACAAATGTCTTCATTTATACTAGGTTTTCTAGTTATTTATCTTATCTTTTTTTGTCTTCTAGTTTTGTGGGTTTTCTTTTATTTGTTTTTGCTTTTTCTCTTTCTTCAATTTCTCTGTTTATCGTATTTTCTAATTCTTCATCTTCTTTTTTTTGTTGTCTTTGAGTAGAAATTTGTTGCATTATTTCTTGTTTACGATTTTCGCTTTTTGCTCTTAGTGCTGCAAGATTTTCTGCTGCATTCTCTAAAAATATTTTAAAAGTTTTCATATAAAAAATACTCTGCTATTTTTATATTTATGTAACTCTTAACTTGATAGAACTAGTCATATCCGATGAAGATTCAAATTTTATTCCAATAGAAAATAGTTTTTTTCCATTTTGATTAATTAAAATACTAAAATCACTTTTTTTTAATATACTAATAGTTGAACTTAAAATAGCATTTACATAGTCGTTTTGCATAGGTTCATACGGTTCACGACGATTAGTTACAACAATATAAAAGGGAATATTAATTAATCGTAAAATATCTTCAATAATATAATCTTTAAAACCATCTTGGTCTTGTGTTATTTTAGTATTTAATAAAGAATAAATTTCGTCTCTATATGAAGATTTAACATCGTTTGCTGCTTGTTTGAATTTTGCTATATCTTGTATAACATCAGTTTTTAAATACCACTTTTTACCTTTTTTAAGTGAAGGTAAACTATATTTTGATATTATATTGGGGACAATATTGCGATATAGACTATCTCTACTACTTCCCAAATGTGTTAACAACCCATCAATTCCTGGATTAATTTTTACACTTCTTGATGGTCCAATAAGGTTTTTTATTGATACGCCAAGATATTTTTGAAATTGATTTGGTAAGTTTAGTTCCAAAAGAATATCACTAGGATTAGTATTATCAAAAAATGAATTGATTGATTTGAAATTATAATTTTGTCCAGTCATAATCAAATTTACAATACTAGACCCAGCTCTATCTGTTTTTATATAATTTAAAATTTTATCAGAAATATTTTTTGAATTATCATCGAGAATACTAAAATTATAATTTGGGGAGGTTTGAGATATTATAGTTTTATGCTTTTGTATTTCAGTTACAAAATTTTGATTTGGTGTTAAATTATTTGCAACTGAATATTCGACATATTTTCCTATCGAATCATTTATATTTGCCACAAAAAATACCCTAATATTCTTATATTTAGAATATTAGGGTATTATAAATCTCCCTCTACTCTATTTTCACTACGATGAATATCAAAAGTTCCTTCTGGATATCTTGCTGATAATTTTTGGTAATTAATTTCCATCAATTCTTCAAAAGTAGTATCAAGAGCAATACAAAGTTGAGACATATACCAGAGAATATCTCCTGCCTCTTTTTTCATATGGATAGTATTTTCTTCATTATATGGCTTTCCTTGTAAGAATATTTTTTTTATAATTTCTACAAGTTCTCCTGCCTCTGCACTTATACCAAATGCAGCAGTCATAAGACGAGGAACATCTGCATCTCCAACTTCCAATTCAGTTAGACGAGAAAGCAAAGAAGGAAAATCACTACTTGCTTTACTTGTAGTTTCACGAACGAACTCGATATATTTTTTTGTATCAATAACTTGGGTCATATTAGAATTTAAATCCCTCAAATGATTTTTTAGGTTTTCTTTCTTCGTCATTATACTCTTCATCTTTACCCGAGTCAAGTATATCAGACTGTGCGCTTTGCTCTACATCATAAAGTCTCATTTTACTTCTATCGATACCAACCACAAATCTCTTATTTGTAGTAGGATCATTATATCTGTTTTTAAGTTGCTTTACCATAATCTGTCCTAAACCCTCAAGTTCTTCTGTGGATATTAAGGCAAACATAAGGTCAGCAGTAGCAGGAAGTCCAAAAGATTCACTAGTATCAGTCAAATCTGGATCAGAATTTGTAGAACCACTACGAGTAGTTTGTGTTGCACTAAAAATAGGAACATTCATTTCTACCGCAAGCCCTCTCAATTCTTCAGCAATTGATTTAATATAAGAATAAGAATTAACCGAAAGATTACCTTTATATCTTGAAGAAGCACAAATATTTAAATAATCAATAAAAATAATATCAGGACGAAATGATTTTTTCAATTGCAGTTCATTTAATAATGCTCTAAAATGTCCCGAATGTGCCGAAGCAGTTGGATATTCTTTAATGATTAAAGTTCCTTGTGTTTTCTTTGCAATAGCATTTACTTTACTTTCAAACATTATTTTTGGAAGTGTTTCAATATCTTTGATATTAATATTTAAAAGATTTGCATCAATACGTTCGGCAATCTTTTCTTCTGACATTTCAAGAGTTATATAAAGAACATTCTTTCCTTGTAAAAGAACAGAAGCAGCAACGTGGCACATAAACAAAGATTTACCAACACCAGTTCCGGCAAGAGCGATATTGAGTGTTTTATTTGGTATACCACCTTTGGTAATCTTATTGAAATAATCTAAATCAAATGGTATTTTTTCTTGTTTTTTATGATAAAAATCATAACGTTTCTCAAAATCATTTAGATAATCGTGCCCAACATTATTATCAAAACCAACTGCTAATGCTTCTTGAAGAATACTTGGAATTGCATCTCTGTTTTTCTTTTCATCTTGACCATCAGCAATTTTAATACTTTCCATCAAAGCAAGATAAATTGCTCTATCACGACACCATTTTTCGGTAGTATCAGTTACCCATTCTAAATCTGCGTGTCCATCATCAAGTTTTGAAACATAATCACAAATAGTTTTGTAAGTATCCTCTGTAATATCTGTTCTTTTTTCAGTTTCAATTAAAAGAACTTCTTTAGTAGCAAGTTCTTCGTAAGCAACAATAAACTTACAAATCTCCTCAAAAACTACTTTCTCGTGAAGGTTTTCAAAATACTCCGTTTTAATAAAAGGCAATACTTTTCTGCAATATTCATTATTAAAAAGAAGATTGCGAAGAATAGTAGTTTCAATTTTTTCCATTACTTATAATGTAAATACGTACTAATAATATATTTTGGCGAACTAATTGGAATTAGTCCAGAATGTGGAAACATCCAAAGTGGAGGAAAAACTAGAAGATTTCCTTTCTTTGGATTGACCATCATATTTAAAAATTTTGTTTCTCCTCCTTCTTCGACATCATTAAGATACCACATAAAAGATAAAAATCTTCTTGCGGTTTCATAATCAACCACATCTACGTGAGTATCAAACTCATCATTTCCATCATCATTATAACGTTTAATTCGAAATTGCTCAAATGCGTGTTCTTCTGGAAAAACTCTTCTGTCTACCATTTCGTAATATTCGTTGCGATATTGAAATGTTTTTTGAATAAGATGATTGTGAACTTGCTCAATCTCTTTTGTTAATTTACAATTTTCTGTAAGATTAAATTGAGTAAAGTTTGGTTTTCTTTCATTTTCTATACGTTCTTGTTTATTTGAATGTTCTTCGAACATATCAATCAAAAAATCACATACATTTTCTTCTAATGCATTCTCATATACTTGAACTAATCCATTAAGAGCTTCCATAAGAATATTCTTTTTGTGCAGTTTCGTCAAGTGCTTGCATTACTTCTGGAGTAAAATACTTATCTACGTCTTTTAGTATATCCTTACCATAGATTTTTTTACCAC